CTTTTCCATATTCTTATAATTTGTGAGGCTTGCGCCTCGGTTAAACATCCTTGTTTCTTAATTACGTTGTAAAGTTACAACTTTTTTGTGTACCTACCAAATTTTCTGTGATAAAAATAGCATTTTCCTTATAAAAAAAGTGTGTTTTTAACATTTGAGTCGCCAAAAATATGTTTTATAACATGTTTTGCTGTACAAAAAGCGGTGAGCCGTTACCAGCCCACCGTGAAACCTATTTAAAAATGAAAGAACAATCCTTGAAAACGTTTGTTTGTTGTCTTTTGCTTGCATCCCTTACGGGGTGCGCCTTCGGTGCCATCCATACTGCACCAATAATAGTAATAGGAGTGCCACAATCGCGCTCGTTGCGTACTTCTGCTTTATCTGCTGCCACCATGTAAGCGACTTCTCCTTATATATAGTCTTCGTGGTTGTGGTCGTTATTATCGAGTCCTGCCGTATATACTTATATTGTATCTCCTGCGGCTTATCCTGCGCTATCGTGGTAAGGTCGTGGTACAATGTGCCATCCTCTCTTATCCACGCCCTGCTCTTGCACCACTCGCTAGATAGCTCGCTGCTATCGGTTGCTACCTGCCATACCGTATCGGCTGCAATGGTGATGGTAATAGTGTCGGTAACTTCCACCGGCACTTCGCGTATTTCGGTGCGTATGTCCGTAGCGGTTTGTTCGGTAAGGTGCGCTCTGCACCCTACCAAGACAAAACAACTAAAAACAACTAACCTAATATATCGCATCCTTATTGCTGCTTGTTGATGTATGCTAATATTCCGTTCACATGGCACGCGACAATAGCCGCCTTACCTGCTGCGCTCTTCATATACGCAACGTCTTCTTTGTTGTCGTGGAAAAAGTTCTCGGTGAGTACTGCCGCGCACTTCGTATATCGAAGGATGTAGTAATTCTCCTCCTTGTCGGCATCGCCATCCGTATAATCGGCGCGTATTCTCATTCCTGGGAACGCCTCTTTGGCTGCCTCGTATAAGCAATCCGCTAACTCATCAGCCTTTGTTTTGCCCTTCGATGTCCACGCTTCCCATCCGCGCCCTGCTGCCCAATCTGTACCGTTGCCTGCTGCATTGCTGTGTATCGACACCAACAACACATTCTTCGTTCCTTGCTTATTGCAGATAGCATTTACTCTTCGCACGCGCTCCGTGAGCGATACATCAATAGTTTCGGGTGTTATGCGCTCCGCATCCACACCCTTCTTCGTGAGCTGACGTACAATATCCTCGGCTATCTCACGCGCAAATGCGTACTCGCGCAATGTACCATCAGGTGATCGCTTTCCTGCGGTGTTCTCGCCATGTCCATTATCTATCAATACTTTCATTTCTCTTCGCTTGTCTTACTCTGTAACTCTTCGGCTATCTCCTTCAACACGCCCTTCGCTTGCTCTGCCGTTGCCGCCTGCACTATCTTCTTCACTACCTCGGGGATGTCCGCTGCGTGAGAGTGCTTTCTACGGCTATTCTCCACTACACTGCGCCCTTCAATCAGAATTACGCTTAACGTGCATAGCATGGTGACGAACGGCAAGATGTAGCAATCAAGTAGGCTACCCAATGCATCGAACATCAACGAAAACATCAACACCTTGACGTAATCCCCAATCTTCGTGATAGTCCGTCTAAATCCATGACTCTGCAACTTCTCGCCCAGTGCCCTCGCTGTGGATGTGCCCGAGTAGAAATCTATTATGTTGGCCGCAATCGCGAACAACCAACAGATAAGCACTATCACCACACGAATAACGATGTAGTATATCAGCGCATCGAATTGTTTTGCTTCTATCAAACTTAACATGCCGACAAAGTTAGCGCAATTTTCCATGTCGAGCAAAAATTTTCGCTAAAAAATTGTTACAAATCGAAATACCATCTTATCCACCGCGGTTTGTCCTTGTCTTTAAGGTGAGAAATCGCTAATTTGACGGCTATCTGCTGCCGATTCTCTTCGTCCTCTATCTCTTCCTCCAATACTTCTCCCTGGTCGCTTAGAACCATGTTTATGGCGGTATATAGCGCCCAAAAGTTATAGTAAGGTTTCTCGTTCTTCGATATATCTTGTGTTTCGATGTATTCTTTTAGGCGGTCGGTGGTAACCTGCTCGCCATTCTCGCCATTCCATGACTCCATGCTGCTCACTATCTTGCGAGCCTCATCCTTGGTTAGGTAGTTGTTGTATTCTTGTAGTCCGTCCGCTACGGCTGCCCACCGCTCTACATCTTCTTCGCTCATCCTATCGCCTATTCCTCGCAGTATCGTATGTAGTATATCCACATCCCGAACGCCCATTATAGCACGTGTAAATTTATTCTCCATCGCTCTTTTTCAATATCTGCTTAAACATGTTCTTTATCTCACCAATATTATCCTCCAACGCCCGGAACCTCGCCTCTGTTTCTGCTCGCTCCTTGTAGATAGGGTTTATCTCGGAGAGTATTTTCTCCGACTTGCTTATCACTTCCTTCTGTCGGTCCATACTCTCCAATATCTTCCTCGCCTGCTCGCGCATAGCCTCAACCTCTTGCACCAATCCTGCCTGCTCGGTAGCCAATACAAGGTTGCCTGCATACGTGACGCTCAATGCGTCAGGGATGCAGTAGGTAGCTGTCTTGCCATCCACCTGCACCGTTACATCAACTACCATATTCACGCCCTGCCCTGCCGTGGTCGGTTTGCTCATATCCATACGCGGAAACGATACGGCTGTCACGATACCTTTATCAACGCGCACTGCCTGCTTATCCAGTATGTAGATAGGGTAATTCTGTTTGATGTCCTTAAATGTCATATCTTCTCGTATTAAATCGGCTCGGAGGGTCTTATTGTGTGTTCCTTCCGAGCCGTGATGATACATAATGTTGTAATTCTCTATGCTGTTGCGGCTGCCGTACTCTCTACTGCTGTATCTCGTGTTGCAGGTGCGATTGCTACGGTTAATGAATCATTAACGGTGTACCCATGTGCCTTGCCGCCCTTCACTCTGCCTACCATATTCAGCGTAATACTCTTGGGTATTGCTGTCTGCCCCTGGAATGCAAGGGTGAAATTCTCGGTGAATAACTGCGTATGTGCCTCGCATCCGCACCCACTCTGTGTTACTACCGTCATAACTGCCGTAACGGGCACAAATACGGTAGATAGATTGAGCGTAGGCGTGCCAACGGTGTACGTGACACTTACCTGCGGTTGTATCGTGGACGCAATGCAAAACGCTCTACATAGACGCTCGCGGAAGGTTGCCTCAAAGCTCAACTGGTTTGCAACTGGTGCTGCCGCCAATCCTACGGGGAAAATGGTAATCATCTTTCGCCCTCCTTCCTTCTAATTGCATCCGCAAGTCGTGCTACATCCACATCCGCCATTGATAGCCTGTGTAATAGCCTGCGTCTGCTTTAGCTGTGAAATTTCAAACTTCGCATCCTGCAACTTCTGTGATGTTTCCAACCCCCAGTGAGTATTCAAGGTGTCAATAATGCGCTGCGTGTTCGCGTTGCCTGCATTGATAATGCTGCACGTCTGCGCTTGTGTATTGTAGCCAACTTGACAGAATCCTTGCTGCATCTGACTGCTTATGTTATTAAATCCCTGCTGTGCTGCTGTTCCTACGGCATTGATTGCGTTCTGTATGGCGTTCGTCTGTTGGCAATTCTGCAGCTGGTTCTGATACCCCATCTCAAGGATAGATTTTTGCGTCTGACAGCAACAAGATTGCAGCGCTTGCGTCATGTTCGCATTACCCAATGTAACCGCGTTAATTACGTTCTGAGCGCTAAATCCAACCTGACCTGCCAACTTCTCTATACCACTGCGAACATCGCAAACCGCGCCTTGCAATGCGCCAAAATTACAGTTCAAATTTTGTGCCAACTGATTAATGGCTGCATCGTTCCCGTTTACTGCCTGCATAATCAAGTTGCTATTCTGATTGTCCTGCATCTGACTGCGCAAGGATTGTATCTCGTTCTGCAATTCGATGTTCTGTTGTGCTTGTCCGCCACCGTTGCCATCCCAACCGTTACCGTTATTGAAGAACCGTCCTGCGAACATCATCCATACGAGATATACAAATGGATTGTTCCACATACCATTCGCGCCTCCGTTCATCATCATTGCAGGCAACCAACTATTCTGATTATTACCCATGTTTGCACCAATATTCATACCTTCTGCAAACCCTGCGTTGCTCCCTCTGTCGCAACAAATTACTCTCTCATCTCCCATTTCTCTGTCTTTTAAATGGTCGTTACTCTGAAAATTCTCTCCGCAAAAAAAATCGTAGATTGAAAAAGGTGGCGCCACCGGTTCTCTCTCTCATTTTGCATGGCGCAAAACTACTGCTTTTATTTCAATACAAGAAAATATTCTGCGTTAAATCTCTGTTACATTAACGTTGTTTGTACGTTCGTCCATGCAAATTAAACTACATTCAACATTTTACTCTTCAATCGTGCCCTTGAAGTAGTAGCCTCGATTGCTCATGATAGTGCAATCCAACGGAAGGAACGTTTTGTCTACTTGCTTTAAAACACCGCACAAATCACGAAACCCACCACCTACGAATCGTTTTCTGCCTTCAAACTCGATTTGCATTTTAAGGTAGTCGGTATTTTCGCGTTTTTCCGATGGTCGCACCTCAAAGTCCAAAATCTTGATAGGCTTACCTACCAACGCATCAATATTAATCTTATCCCCTTCAAATGGTCGCTGTATTTTTTCAATTCGCAATTCTGCTAAATCCATTTTGTTGTTTCTGCTATGTTTTACGATGTTTATTAGATTCCGCGCATCACAATGTTTGGCGATGCCGATGTAGCTTGGTACGCTCTTATCTCGCGCCCTCTTCCTTACAAACGCTTTCTTTATCCGCTTACGAAGTCGCGTATAACGTTTTCTATAAACGTAACCTGCGAAGTCGATGCCTCTTCCTTGGCTTGTGTCACCCACCTTATATATTTGTCGTTTGTGGTTTACTTCCAATCCTAAGTTGTACCATGCGAAGTTCATAATGCGGTGCATCCATTCGTGTAACTCTCGCTTATCATCATGTAAGATGTTTCCATCATCAATAATGCGGAAGTAATGCCGCGCTTTCAACTCCTCCTTAATAAATCTGTCTAATGGCGTGATGAACGGATTTATTAGCAATTGCGATATATATCTTCCAATTAGTAACTCGTTACAGTCACCCAACGAACAATCTATAAGATGCAGCATTTTCTTGTCTCCAATATGCCGCTCCAGCACCTTCATAAGTCGCTCCTTGTCCACGCCGTGGTAGCACTTCTTGAAGTCGAACCGCAAACAATACAATGTCTTTCCCTTCCTGCGGAACTCCTCAACGGCTCGCTTAATCTTGCGATTCATATTGAATGGCGCAACCTTGCGGTTGATGCCTCTACCACGGATGCAAGCGTATGTATCGTCCGTAAGGATGTTTCGCAGCTTTTCACCGCAAACAATCTCTATTAGGTGTTCTACAACTCTATCGGGAAAGAACGGCACAATTGTAATATCACGCATCTGCCCAAACTCCGTCCTTCTTGGCTTGGTTTGAATGTTGCAAAGTCGGTACGTATCGTTAAGTAACATATCTTGCAGGCGTTCCGCGTATCGGTGCTTATTGCGCAGCACCCTCTTCACGCTCTTGTAGTCGGATTTTCCATCTGCCGCCTCTTCGATAGCTTGCTCAATCGTGCGTATATCTGTGGTAATACTCCATACGTTTTTTAATCGTTTCATATCGTTTTCCTGCTCTTCCGTGTGAGCCATTTTTCGCTCGCGTTCGCGCTGCGTACAACTGCAACGCTACTAACCAACGGAGCAACCTCGTATCTTCGTCCTCTTGTCTGTCATTTTTCAGCGTTCTGCTGCGGTCGCTCTCCTGCTGTGCCCTTCATAATCTTGTCACATGTAAGCCGAGCCGATGTTCGTACTCGTGTTCGCAGGCGAATTGTTGCAATTCGCGTACCGAACCACGTCATTGCCGTTGTTCGCATTGCCGCCCACGTGGACACCGCGCAAGGAAAGCCAACCTAAAACGATTAAAAGCGCAACAGATAAAGTTATCCTGCCTCGCTACGCCTCCTTATATCCTGCCTCCTTCGCTGCCTTGGTTATCTCTTCAATGAAAGCCTTATACTCTTTCACCATTGCGTCATTCTCGTTGTCGCTACGCACCAATATCGTCTGCTGCTCATCCTTGGTGTAATTGTCATTAATGGCTGCTTTTAATATCTTCTCGACGGTGACGGGTGTTTCCACCTTGTGAATCACGTCAGCGCGATAGTGGGTGTCCAATTCGCCCTCTTCGTTCTGTGTGGTCTCCTCCGTGATGTTCAAAGGAACATTCACCAACTCACCCCAGGGGGTTTCCGTTGGCTGTTCCTCATAGTATAGCTGTCTGTCTATCATTTTAGTAAACTACTTTTAATGTAAATGTATTCGTTTTTGTTCTCTTAGTCACCCTATGCAGGATGTCCGCTTTGTCTTGGAGTTGTTCGATTTCGGACTTCGTCCGCGGTTCGCGATTTAAGATGTGGCGGAGGCTCATCGCCTCCAACCATCATCTTTATTCGGTTTCGATTTCGACTTCGTCTTACGTTCCTCGTTATTCGTCAAGGAGGCACACGAAAGCCGAGCCGATGTACGTACTCGTGTACGCAGGCGAATAGTAGCAATACGCGCACCGAACCACGCCATTGCCGCCGCTCGCATCGCCGCCCACGCGGACACCGCGCCTAGTCTTTACGCCCTGCTTAGTTTCGGCTTGCAAATATAGCAAACTATTTTCATATGAACCAAATCCGCCACCAAAATCTTTACCAATTATCGAAGAAAATCCGTTTTTCGTCCAAATTGTCTTGCAATAACGAATCAGAGATACGGTATAACTTGCCCATTCGCCCAATTTATCGTACTTGGACTCGAACTCGAATTTACTATCAGTTGCAACCTCTTGCGTTGTGGAAGTGTCAAGGCTTGCGTAATCGGGGCAACGCCATACCTCTCCAGTGGTGCTGCCATCTTCGTTTACGCGGTTGATAATTTCGTATCCGCTTATCCAATCCCATGCGTTACCGTATCGAACTATAGCACCGCGCACAATCGGTTGGCGAAGTACCACGTCAATGGTAAGGTTCTGCTCATCACCGCTTGCAGATGTTGCAGCTTGCAAGGAGAAAGAAAATTTCTTGGTGTAGATACCTGTCATTACTCCGTCCTCCATGGACTGCACATACTCACCGTCCGAGTTCTTTATTTTCTCCAATTCCACGCCATCGGATGCAGCTAACTGGCCTTCGAATATCTTCAATAGCGGATATCTGTTATTAACTATCTTCCATATATTGTTAGCTGTTCCGTTGATGTAGAGATCGGTTCCGAATGTGCCGTAAGAATATGTATTTCCGTTATCGGCTGTGATTCTCACGCCCGTAACCTTTCCCCATGTCGATGCCGTAGGGGACACATTCGCGCTGATTGCGTGCCCCATAACTCCATTCAGGTTTTTGGTGCGGAACTCGATAAACCATAATGCTTGCATAAGCTCCGCTGCTTTATTGTAGTACGGAAGGTAAGGTGCGTACTTATCGCTGCTATTCTTGGCTCTTGCAGCCTTCTCGTAGTTATAGCGCGATGTAGCGGTAGTGGGGTAACCACCGCTGTAATTTGTGCCGTAGCCTGCAATATCGGCAAGGCCCGTGCCCTGCGAACCATTTACTGCATCGTTGCGAATTAATCTCTGCTTGCCATCAAGGATAACCGATTTGTCGGTAGGAAGTGCGATAGGTGGAATATATACCGCGGTATCTCCATCGTAAGAGAATGCCATATCGCTGATGATGAAACGCTCGTAAGTTTCGTTCGTGCCGCCCAAAATAGCATATATACCGTTCGGAAAGCATTGCATAATATCTCCGCCATCTGTTCCATCAATGGCGCTTGTACTGCCATCCTCCAACTCTCGCCAATTCGTTTGATTCAGTACTGCTGCAGGTTTCGCGTTGATAACATCGCATACCTTTAGCAAGCTTAGAAAACGCTGCTCCTTAATCAAATCGGCATCGCCTATCAACTTGTGATAGCCATTCGTTCCTCCTTGGTTGCTCGTTCCGCGAGTGAACTCAATACCTGTGTAGTGTTCCATCTTCTTCAATCCGCTCGCATCGTCCACCGCGGAAGGAAGTACTATTTTTAACCCATTTTTCGCCATATATATCAAATTATATATTATTCATTATTCGCTGCGGCTGCTGCCATCGCTGCAAGTTGCTCTTCTAATGCAGCAATACGCTTTTCAAACTCGCGGTTCTTCTTCGTCTGCTCCTCGGTGTTGCCTTTCGGTGCGTACAATTCGCCATTTGTTCTTACGCCAAACACAATCACGCCATCCTTGTCTACTACCCAATGAATAAACTCTTCGTTCTCCTCGTTGTAGCTTATCATTGCACGTTCTCCGATAGCTGCATCGTACTCCGCGCGAAGGGTCGCTACGTTGGTGTTGGTCGCTGCCAGGTTGTCGGTCAATGTCTTGTCGGCTGCTTGCCTGCTCTTCGCCTCGCTGTCAATATTTTTCTGCAGCTCTGCATCCGCGTTTGTTCTTGCCGTTGCCTCGGCAATGTCGGCTTGTTCGCGTTTGGCTGCCTCGTCAGCGTCCGCGTTGATACGCGCCTTTTCTTCCGCAATGTCCGCGTTGGCTCTTGCCGTTGCCTCGGCAATGTCGGCTTGTTCGCGTGCGCTCTCTTCGGTAGATATGCGCTCATCCAGTTTCTTATCCTCGGCTGTTCTTGTGGCTGCCTCTTGCGTAATGGACTGCCGCAACGAATCGTCCGCCTGCTGCCGTGCCGTAATCTCGCTTGATAGACTGCCGCTAACCTCGCTAATCTTGTCGGTGTTGCTGTTGATGTCCGCTTGCATCTTGTCACGTGCTACCGCGCCATCCGTTGCAAGAGTGGAAATCTCGCTGCCTAACGTAGATTGCAGGGCTGCGATATTGTCGCTCAACGTCTGCGTATCACTCTCGCGCTCCTCCTGCTCGGTGTTAATCAATGTTTGAAGTGTTACTACTTGCTCGGCTCGCGCCTGCTGCTCGGTGTCGATACGTTCGCTCAATGCCTTGTCGGCTTGTTCGCGTGCCTGCCGCTCGCTTGTAAGTCCGTCCGTAAACGATTGCATATCATCCACTACCTGCTGCACCTTGTCGGCTTGTTCGCTCACTTCTCCCTTAATCTCTTCGATGTCGGAAGTAAACGTTTCATGCGCTTTGTCGTTGCGACTCGTGAGCTGTCGCAAAGCCGTAATGGTGTCCTCGGCTTGCCCCTTCGGGATAACCACGGAACCATCCGTTCTTCGAATGCCGAATGCAACATTGTTGTCCGCGTCCACAATCGCAAAAATAAACTCTGTTGTTTCAACGATTTGATATCCATCCAGTACGCTGATTTTTTCGCCTATTTGTTTTGTTTCGTCCGTAAGCGATTCTATCTGCTTGGTATGCTCGTCAATTGTGGCTGCTTGGCTCTCGGTTGCCGTTACTCTTGCCGCAATCTTATCCACTGCCTGCTGCAAGTTGGTTGCCTCCATCCCGCTCTCGGTGCTGTTATACGTCACCGCCTCGGCTGTGTTCGCTCCTCCTTGCACGCTTATCGCCTCAATGGTCTGCTTATTCTGCTTGATACGCTCCTGCATGTCGGAGAGTGCCTCTTCTACTTCTGCGTCCCTATCTTGCAGGTTCTTCACATCGCCTTTAAGGTATATCTGTTTGGCTGCTCCTAACTTTCCTTGCTCGGTCGCTGCCGTTAGTTCATCTGTAAGTTTGATTGCCATATCTTCTTCCTGCTAATATACTTCAATCTCCCAATCTGCCTCCGTGAGCTTGTTGCGGCTCTGATACAATCGGTACTCTCCGTAGGTGTTCTGAGCTGTCCGCGGTTCGTCCAACGCTACGGATATACCATCGGATGTAACCTTGCGTATCTCCAACCCCGAAGGTATAAGCAATTGTATTCTCTCGCCTACCTTGGTAGTCACCTTGCCGCGCATTCTTGCACTGTCCGATACTATGCGCTGCATGTTGCTTACCGCTGGGTCACCATCGCCTGCACCGATAAAGCTCAAATACTTCGTCACTTGCTCGGTGTGCGGTGCAAATCCTTCCTTCTGCACGGAGAGAATAAACGTTTCCTCACTTGCTCTGATACTGCTATCTATCATTACGTGCGTGGTAACGCCATCGAACAGTACTTGCTCCGCACTTCCGTACTTCTTGGTAATTCGCACCTTATCGGGCTGCGCCTGCTCACCTCCTGCAGTTATGTAGATTGTCACTTCCTCGCTTGTTCCATCCTCGCTTGGTGTAACGCGCAAGTTTCCTTGTAACTCACCCTTAACGCCAGCGATCTGTTTCTCTACCGTCCTTTTTACCTGCTCGGTCAATTCGATGGTGTCTACCATCACGCCACCAACGCGAAACGCTGTGTTCTCCATCGGCTCGCGCTCGTCCCTAACCTGCTCGGCACGTTGTTTCAAATCCTCGTATTCAACCATCTTACTTACCAATTACATGTAATTTGACTCTGTTATTTTTCATAGGTCGCTGCTGCAGCTCGGGGCACATCTCACGGATAAAACGTCTTGCCTCTATCATGTACGCATCCGCAAGTTCGAATGCACCGTTGTACGCCTGCACTCTGTCGGCTGCGCTTGCATGGCTGGAATATGAATCTTCCTTGCTCACGTAGCCAAACCTTGTTTGCGTGCCGCTGCCGCTCCTTACGATACGCGCGTAAGCGTAGTAGCACAAAGCCGAACGCACACCAATGAACATGTGCCATGCGCCATCTCTGTCTTGGTACTTGCCCCCGGAGTAGAGAAATGCTATGCGGCTTGCTCGGTCAAATGACTCATCGAATGTATCGGTAAATGTGCCGTACTGGTGTTTCTTGATTGCATCCTGCAGCTCCATATATAGCTCATCACCGATATTGACGCGCAAGTCGAACAGTTCCGCCTCCTCGATGCAGCGATTTACAAGCGCATCATCCGCATTGCAAGGTCGCGCATACTGCGTAATATCCTGCTTAGTTATCAATCTTGACTTCATATCATGCCTCCTATCTGCTGTGCTGCAGCGCTTACACCCTCGAACCGAATCGGTTCTATGGAACAATCCGCTGCCGCGAATATGCTACCGCTTAGCACCTTAGTGAACGCACGCTCTATCAACCTGCGCTCCTTGTCTGTTACGCTGTTGTACAAGTTGTAAGCGTCCGTTACAACGTCACCGCCAAAGCCAACCTTACCTTGCTTGATGCAGTAGAACGCCTCTTGCCCGAAACATGCGTAAATGCGTCCTTCCGTGCTGCTCTCGGTTGTTTCGAACTGCTTATCGAAGTTCTGCACCTCGAAAGGTCGGAACTCGGGCACCTCCTCTTCGCTCGCTACATTCATGCCGATAATATTGCATGATTTCTCGTCACCCTGGAAGTCAATGAAATCATCCATGAAGTTCGCAAACTCCTTGTCCGAGTCTCCACTATCTCCTTCGGGTGCCATCTGCCCTTGCTTGGTTATCAACATGCCTGCAGGAAGGAAGTTATTGCGCACATTGCGGTATTTTACATTGCTTATACCCTCATCAATGGAAAGCTCCGTAAGAATGCAGTCGTAACGCGGTATCGCGTACTCGTTCGCTCCGATGTTTGAGATGTAGAGAATCTGCCCTTGGTATTCGCTGATGCCGCCTGCCTCCAACATCTCCTCTCTTACGCTGTCAAGATTGAATACTGGAATGCGGTCTACGGTCTCCGAGTTCACCCATAGCCTCTGTCCTGCTCGCGTTCGCTGCTGCGTCCAGTCGGGATGCAATAGGATGTGATGCACTACTCCGTCCTCGTCAGGTTCTTCTAATCGGCAATTCTCGAAGGGTATGTGCTGCACTTCTACAACATTGCCCCCCAAATCGTAATTTACATGCAGTGCCAACCCTCCGTACATACCAACATCGTGCGCCACCTTAGCCAGTATATCGTCCGCTGTTTCTTGGAATCTGTTCAGCTCCAACGCTGCTAACTGCTCGTCCCGAAAGCCTCTTCCTTCGATGAAGTCCGTGTAACGCTTCATGCAGGCTGAACCTATGGCGCTTGTTGCCACAATGGTCGCAACCTGCTGTGGGTACAAGTTGTTGTGCCCATACGTTACGAGATTTAGCCCACTATTATAGTGTGCCTCAATCCTCTTGCTCGGTATCTTCAACGTTCGAATCTGCATCTTGGCTCTCCTCCTGCTTAGATACCTTCTTCGCCTCTTCTACTGCTGCATCTTGGCTCTCCTCCTGCTCGGTGTCCTTCAACTCCTCTTCTACTGCTGCATCTTGGCTCTCCTCCTGCTTAGATACCTTCTTCGCCTCGGGTAGAACCTCGAAAAGGTCTGCTTGTTGCGGATAGCGTTTCAGATAATCTTTCGCTATCTTGTCGGTAAGGTTTGCGTTAGTGTACGCCTCGTTTTTCTCAAAGTCGTGTAACACTACGCCAACGCGCAATCTGTATTTTGTTCCTGCCATAGTCATTTTTTCTAACTTGTTTAACGTTACATGGATTTCTATCAGTGCATCACTCCATCTATCCTTGCAGTTACATTCTCGGATATGCTTGCCGCATACATCCATGTAGAGTGTATCTAATTCGGCTTCGTGAGCAGGAAGGGTTCCGCCATTGCGGTACTCCTCCAGCTCCTCTGCCTTGGTTTTATATGAAGAAATTACTGAATCTTCCATCCGTCTTATTAAGCAATCAACGCCTTAATAACATCATCTATCACCCAATCGCCTGCGCTACTGCTACCGCTCTCCTGCATCTCGAATGACCATCCCGTGCGGGTATCATCATTCCACGGCTCCCTCGTAGCACTACTCATCTGCAAGCCCTGGCGCAATCCATACACCTCCCAATGAGCCTTACTGTCAGGAGTCTTGCTTTCAAGTAAGATTACATACTCACCATTCGCGAGGCAGTCCGCAACCTTAGATGCATCGGGACCACTGTTGAGTAGGACGAATGAAACCGTATGATTAAAGGTGTTGATATATGTGCCTTGGTTAAACTCCGTCTTGGTACCACTGAACGGTGTACGAGGCGGAACAATTAGTTTATAGGGTTTCTTTCCGCTCTTAAGAGGCAGACTAGTAATCAACCCTGCAAAGTCAACGTCGTAAACCACGTTCTCTATGTCGATATGAGAACGATTAATAATGTAGCCTTGGCGCTCATAACCTGCACTTACACTACTGCAACCGCTCTCAATGTCGTCAGATATATATTTCTCACAAGCCATATTCTTTTAGTTTTAAAAACCGAGGTGCTTTTTAGGGAAGGTAGGTGCTATCCCTTATATAAGCACCCCGGAACGTATATAATAACAATTTATGAAACTGTCTTATCTTAGTATGCAGCCTGAATCATGCGGTCATCTGCGATGAGAGTTCCCAACTTATCCTTAGCCAACAAGAAGTTGGTTTGCAAGGTTTTGTCGAACCAAACTTGCAAATCTACCAATTCGTTCTCGCTCTCCAAACCTACGCACATATTCTGTGTGGTAGTGTAGATGGCGCGATACGGCTGGTTGAACTTGGTCTCTGTACCCTCGTATGCCTGGATAATCTCATCCCATGTAGGAATTGAAATCAACTTGATACCACTGTAGGTACTCTCTTGAATACCCATGAATATGCTGTTCCACTGCAGCTCGCTACCCTTGTTGTTGTTGCGAATGTCGATATTCAGTGCATCCTTGAATGACTGCGTGATGTAGATTACTTGATTTTCTGAACCGCGCAACAATGGGTGTGCATCCATAATCAAGTTATCCAATATCTTCATAGCGTAACCGCTTGCCATGAATGCGGTCTTCTGCGCTGCCTTAGTAGTCTGCGCGTTCGCATCGATAGTTGTTCTGCGTGCGCTATCGGTTGCAATAACTTGATAGATACGCTTGAACAAACCATCGGTGATGTTGAAATACTTCGCGTTATCACCGTTGAGCAATACACCGCCAGACGCTGTTGCCTTTGCATTGGTATCTCCAAACCATGCCAAACGCAGGATAGTCTTCATAATAGCCAATTCCAATCGTGGGCGTATGATGTCGGCAAGGTATGCCGTGCCGGTCATGTCCGCGATGGATGTTTTGTTTTTGAGCGCCCACTGTGCTACTGTTCCCGCAACATCCTCGTAGCACATTTCCAATGCTACCTCCCATGCTTTGATACTCCATTCCTTCTCACTTGCAGCAATCGTCTCGCTGTCGTAGGTCGGCTTACATCCCTGCGCTGCCTTACCTACCAAACCGAACTCACCTACGAATGCCAACTTATCGCCATTGCGCTGAGCTGGGATTACGTTCAAGAACGCACCCAACTTCTCGGGCGATACTACCGCCTGCAATATCAGCTGACTTAACTCACGAATCGCGCCATTGTCGGGCGTAATCTGACTCCAATTAATGTTTGTACTTGCCATATATGCTAACTCTTTATGTCGTTACTTACCTTCTGTCTTTTTCTTCTTCTGCTCCTCGTACTCTGCAATCGTCATGTTCTGTTGAACCTTGTGCATTTGTACGCTCTGCGTGTTGCGCTTGCTTACAGTGTACCCACTCTTCAACGTTTCGAGGAATTTCTCTCCGCCTGCAAGGTTTACTGCCTCCAATATCGCGGACTGCTCTTCGGTAACCTGCGATGCTTGCAGGGTGCTTACCTGCTCTCGGAGTGATGCCGCCTCTGCCTCGGCTGTTTCGGCTCTCTTTGTCGCTGCTGCAAGCGCTGCCTCCAACTCTTCTACCTTCGATTTCGCCTCCTCTAACTCCTTGTTGGTGTCGGCTGCGGTCTGCTGCTCGGTCGTTTCGCCCTTCTTCTCTTCGCCTGCGGTCTTGCCCTCTTCTTCGGGGTCCTCAACCTTCGTTACAACTCCGTCCTCAACGGTTACCTTAGTGCCATCGGATAAAGTAAATGTTCCATCGGGTGACGCTGCATCGCCTACCTCGATTTCGCCTTCATCGCGTTCAACGGTCAGCGTGCCCTCTTCGCACTCATATTCGGTGCTCGCTGTCGCTTTCATTTGCGCGATGGTTTCTTTTAATCTGCTTAAAAAACTCATATTGATAATAGTATTTGATTTTCTGCGGCTCGCGGTGTTCGGCTCTATCACACTTGATACGAAACCTAACTCAATCGCCTTGTCCGCTGTGAAAAATTTATCCTCGTCCATCATCTTAGCGAGGGTTTTACGGTCTGCCCCTGTGCGCTCCTCGTAGATATTTAGGAAGGTTTCTTTGTACGCCTTAAGCTCGTCCGCTCTATCTCGCAACACATCCTCCGTAAGCACTCCCCACATAGATGGGTAGTAAGGGTTATGTATCAAGAACCGTGCATGTGGTCTACATCTACGCGCTGCCTTTGGCGCTGCCAAGAACACAATGGTTGCCATGCTTGAACACTCGCCTACTACCTCCGCTTTTATTGTCTTTCCGCTTGCTCGAAGTGCATCGTATATCTTCAATCCTTCGTCCACGTTACCGCCAACACAATCAATGCTCATCTCAATCGTGCTATCGTCCTCGCCCATGCCTGCAATCAAATCATCTACGCTTGTAAATGATTGCATGTCACGCCCAATGCCCCACCACTCAAACATGATGCGGCTTTCTTCGTCCACGATTTCGTTGTGTAGTTTTAATTTCGCCATATTTTCGTTTTAATTTTCACAAAAGTACTTCAATAGGTCGTTTTTCGCAATAAATCGGCTAAAAATACACTGTCATTTGTGTGTCATGTGTACCCGATTATCGGGTTTCGGGCACAATAAAAAAGGGTAAACGCATCCCTGCGGCTACCCTCCAAAATTCAAAAACTCACTTAATTATGAAGAAAGTACTTGCTAAAATAGTACCGTTTGCTCAAATTTCGCAACTATGCGATATATATGCCGCTCCTGCACCTTGTATTTGTCCGCAAGATAGGATAGCGTAAACGCTCTCTTTACTCCGTCCTTCTCCTGCTGCTTGTACTCTCGGTACAATTCAAGGTACTTGACCGTACTCGCCTCTACATGCGCATCACATAACTGCCGCAAGATATACTCATTGCTCTTGATTAGTTCATATATTGTCATAACGTTCTTATTTCATTTTTATTGTTCTATTTCTTGAACTTCGCAATGCGTTCCTTCACGCGAACGCGGTTTGTTACGTCCGTAATATCTGTAACGCTGACCACTGGCGCAGGAAGGCTCTTAATCAAGTCGCGTGTTGCATCCTGCATCATGCTGTTAATGTCTGCCGTGCCGCCTGCTTGCTTACCATATATCGGCACTCCTCCGCCTGCTTGGTTGATAGCGGACAGCAACGGAGCAAATGCCGCTGTACTCTTGGCGTTGATCACACTCTCGCCATCGGATAGCATAGCCGGCACACTGTCGCTCGTTGATGTGCCCTCGCCCGATACATCTCCACCAGTTGCGAACTTGGCACTATTTACGTAACTTATCGCGGATGCCATGTTGGCTAAAATGCTTGCAATACCGCTTGCCATGGTGACTACTCCTGCAATACCCTTGCCAGCCTCGGCACTCGTCATTTTAGCGATTGCCTCTCCTATGCTAATAGCGATGTTTGCCAACGCAACAACCTTCGCCAGTTGTGCCGCTGCCTCGTTGTCCTCACCTGCGCTCTCCAATAGTGTAGATAGTCCGCTTGTCAATTCCTTGGCTGCTGTGAATGCCCCCTCACGCGCTTTGGTTTTCGCCTCCTCGGATTCTTGTGTGTTGGCTGTAGCCTGCGCGTTAGCCTTGGCGGTCTTGCGTATTTCCTCCTCCGTCCTTGTTCGCTGCACCTCGGCAACGTCTTGATTGTACTTCTCTTCAAGGTTGATTAACGTCTGCTGCAATGCCTTCTTTGCCGTGATGGTTAGCTTGCTTTCGTCTGCTAACTGCTCACGTATCTTCTCCACTCTGCGGTCGTAGGCTGCCTTCATCTCTGCCAATCTACGCTCCGTACCATCCTTAATCAGCGCAATGAGGCTATCTTCCGCCTGCTGCACTGCCGACTTTTCGATGCTCATCATCTCTGCTAACAATCGTTGCTGCTCTTTCAGTAATCGCTCCTGCTCCTTCAACGCCTGCTCCTTCTCCTTGGTTACACTCTGTATGCTCGCTCTTACGCTTGCGCTTGCCGAGGCTTGTGCGCTTGCCTCTGCCTTGGCGATGGTATTCAGTCTGCGCTCTACGGCTCGCATCTTTGTGTACTTCTCGGTTTGCGCATCCGTAATCGCTGCATTCGCTTGCGCCAACTTCAAGTTGGTTTCATACGTATTGTCCGCGGTCTTGTTTTCGTACAAGAGTTGGTTGCGCTGTGCCACTCGTAGCTTAATCAACGCATCGCTCTGCTTGTTCACAATGCGCTCATACTCGGCTGCAAACTGCTTGCGCTGCTCTGTGGTGTACTTCTCCGTTTGCATCAGTTGAACCTGCAGTTTAGCCAACTCCTGGTTCCACTTAGCGTTCATCTGTACGTAATCCTTCTGCCGTGCCTCTGCCTCCTTTCGATAATGTTCCGCTTTCTGCGCGTTATCCAACGCCTTTGTCGCTTGTTCGTCACTCTCGGATACAAGATGCAGGAATCCCAACGCGGTTTGGTACAATACGCTAAGATTGTTGTTTGCCTTAGTTATTGATGCCGCCCAGTCTTGTATGCGCTTTTCAATCACGTTGATTGCTGCAGTGAACGGAGTCAATGTACTCTTCCATCTGTTGGTGTTCTCCTCGCTCGACTGAATACCTTCGTTTAATTCGTGTATCACACCCACCAATGCCGCTATCGTCAATACAATAGGGTTAAGCAATAGTTTACCCAATGCAGATCCGAATGCTACAACCTGCGCTTTGGCAACGGAAAACATTTCGCCTGCGCTGCCTGCTTGTGCTGACAGTGCCATGATGGATTGAGCAAACTTGTTGTTCTGCCCCAGTGCGGACAGAATGGAATTTTCGTAGTTACCCACATTGCGGTAAAAGCGTTGCGTTTCCTCTTCTGCTCCCTTCAACTCCTTGGTTACCTCGTTGATGTGGTTTTTCAACGCCTCCCCTGCCGCACTCTCACGCTCGGCTCTGCTCATATCGTCATAAGCCTTGGTTGCGTTAGATAGCTCGGCTCTCAATTGTCGAAGACTCCCTTGTTGCGCTTTCTGTTGCGTAATCTCGCTCTTGATTTCCTTCTCAACCTCGCGAATAGACTTCTTGTATTCATCCTTCGCAAGTTTGGCTTTCTCCATCTCGGTATCGTACTTCTGTTGCGTGATACGTCCATCGTTGAGCGCCTTGCGCAGGTTGTCCTCGGCTTGCTTAACGTCCTTTATCTTGTTCTGATACTCGACAATCTTCTGTATCGCCTCCTCGATATTGACCTTGATGTCAATTATTCTCTCGGTGCTATCGCTGCCGCTGCTGCCTAAATTATCTGCCATGCCTTAGTATTTTTCATCCGTAAATCGTATCTTAATTAACTCAAACTCACACATATCATCATCCCCGGTTGTTACACTGCGAATGAAGAAAAACAATCCGTATTTCTGCAGGTATAACGGTTTTGTCATGTCGAGAGTTGCCAACCGCTCCGCACCGAATCGAATTGTCACCTTGTAGACGCGGAAAGGGTTGATAACCGCTGCATACTCCTTGTAGTAATCATCCAATATCCTCGTCCATGTCCTGCCCTCGCTGCAAAAGTATTGTGTAACTCCGTCCACTTTCTCGTGTCTTGTAGTGCAGAATATCGGGTTGTCGCTTTTCTCTTCGAACGTTTCCAATCCATCATCATCATACGTGTAAAGCTCCACCCACGGAATGCTGTCTACAGTCTTGTATGTGTTGAACGGCAAGGTTACAAGGTCGGTTTCGCTTTCCAGCGTCCAATCATCGCAGGGCAAGGATGCATCCCAATCTCTATCCTCGTTATCCGCATAGCGGAAGTAGTTTGTTTTTGCGTAATCATCGTCGTGGAACTCTATTTCTTTGATTTCGCTCGTTACCTCGTCATACTTAATGATGTTCGTAGTTTTCGGGTTCTGACTGCTCGCCCATGCTATCATTCGGCTGTATGTCCTCGGGTAGAACTCACCCTCTATCGGCACCAGTGCAATGCCCGTGATGGCACACATGGCGGTGATGTAGTCCACACAATCCATATCGGGCATGTTCAGCGCGTAATCGAACATCTGCCCTTCGTTCGGCACTACGTGGTCGTAGGCAACACGCAGTTTACACTTCGAGAAATCGAATGTTGCGTTATGGATGGAGCTGAACAACTTCTCATTCTGTTTGTGTCCTGCGCAGGTTGATAGCTCTATAACAAACATCATGTTCGTTCCATACGTCTTGTTCGTAAGCTCTGCTGCCGACTGGCTGAACGCATCGTCCGAATCGAAGTTAAAATGAAACGTCCTCGCGGTGTCGGTCTTGGTTGAATCTGTGTAAACATACGATTTTATCCAGTTCGCCAACCTCGGATAGCCTATGAACACATCATTTAGCTTTTGCGCCTCTGTGCTAAAAATGCTTATACCTACGCTTAGATTGTCTAAGTTCGCCTTACAATCACTCGGTATCACTACATCCAACGTGCCCTCCAATCGCGCTTGCAGGAATCGCTGCATAGGTACTGCGCCAATCCAATACTCCGTATTTCCGTTGTCCCCGAAGGTTGTAACGCGGTCGTATCTATCGGGATTGTTCGGGAAAACAAAGAAAGGAGGGTAACGCATAGCTGTTCGCATGTTGATTGTAGCGGATACAAGGTTCACTTCTTCGCCATTGTCTGCTGCGTTGAGGAATGGCATGACCAATCCATCGAACCGCGCTTTCTCTACATCCCCGAATCCTTCCGTAACTCCGTCATCGCTGCGTATCTTCATACCTAACTTGTCGCAGCACTTCAATAACAAATCGTAGCATGGGTATGTAGGCGGTATCTTTGCATCATCGTCTTGCCCTGCGTTAAATCTGCACTTATAAGGATAGGTAAACTCGTTCTCATCGCGCGTGAACTCTACCTCTCCTAAGTCAAGGTCTTGTAAGGTGTAATCGTTGTCCTCAATCATGCCTGCGCCCCAAAACAAATTCAGTTCGTAAGCGTCCTCCGTAACGCGCATTATTGCAACGTCCGCACCTTCTATCAGTACTACGCCATCCCTAACAACTCTTGCGCTCTGCTTGATGTAGGGCACGTTATTCAAGGTGTTCGGAATGTCTATCGCCTCCATTAACCTACGGTTTCTTGCGGTCTTAGGTAGCGATATTGTGTAGCTCGATGAATTGCTAAACTCATCGAACGGCCGGAAAAGGTTCGACTCGTATTTCAGTTGAATATTCTCTGTCAAATCCAACTTCTCGTACTCGCCCTCTTCGTTGATTATGTATAATTCATCCTTCATACCCTGCTTCTACATCTGTTGTGAATCAAACGAAAACGCAATCTCTACCTCGTAGTTGTCGAGTGCCTTACTACCGATGTCGCTTGTAGACGTTACCCGAATTGGGATGTACTCATCATCCTTCACCCATACTACCAGTGGTGACCATGCCAATGTGCGCAATAGCATACGTTGGTTCTTGGTTTGCAGCGGAGCGCATATCTTGCGGCTCATTGTGATGCTCTTGCCCTGTGAGATGGTACGCACCATTTCGGTTGCAGCGATGTAGTTCTCTACGTCCGTTTCGCTCGCCTCGCTCTCGTCTGCATCGTCACCGTTAAGGAATGTCCATGTTTGCCACTTGCCCGTAATGTCTACCCACATAAGGGTAATAGCACCGCTCGCAGTGCATTCGGCTGTGTCCGCTACACCTGCATCATTCAACGCCTCAATATCGGCTGTGAACGGAGTACTCTTGCCCCAATATACATCCCATTGCGTTATATCGTTGTCGGAGTCTTGCAGCGTTACCACCTTGTGTATGTACGCACCCTCTTGCGGCTGCAGGTCGGTGTACTTGAACAACGCTTGCACGTACTTACTGATATCAACGCTTACAAGGTTGCTCTGCACTCTTCCTTCAAGCGCTGTGGTGTCCGAACTATATACCTTGAATGTGCCTGCATTCATCTGCGGGCTCATTATCTTGTCGAATGCATATACTTTGTCCATATCTCTTATCCTTCCAATGTTTGTTTATCGTTTAGGTGTATCGTCTGTATTCCGTTCCACAACATCACGGATAGCCTATCTTTCAAGTTCCGTAACGTTGTCGGTATCTCGTTAGAGTAGATGTCGGCACGTCCTCCCTCGCGGTATAATAGCGTACCTTCGGTCTTTATCTTGTGCGCGATGGCTCCTGCCAACGTCATACGCCCTCTCGTATCGGGGTCGCTGTATTTCGGTTGCCATCGTGCGCTTGCTTGTCTTACATACGGCATGGCTCGGTACGATATGCCCTTATCGACTATCCACTGAGCGATTATGTCTACGAAGTTATACGGCACCTTGCCGCCCTTGCGTCCAGTTTCCAGTGTTCCGAAAGGCGATCGCCCTATCAGTGCGCCCCCCGACTTGTCAGCCTCAACGCGCAGGCTATCCCGCGTTCTTCCGCTTGCAACCTGCCCTGCGTCCGTATGGTTGGCAATGATACGTTCTTTCAGCGACTCCAGCTCCTCGCGAATGATTATCTCCTGCGCGAAGTAGGTTTGCGTTGCGTTGTAATCAGCCATAGCACTCACCCTCCTGCGGTGTCAAGGCTATCTCCATGGTGATGCCCACCATATTCTCGTCCAACTTGTCGTACACCACGCGGTAAGGTAGATTGCCATCCACCCAGTTGTAGAGTCCGCTTTCGTTCACGGCTGCAACAAACTGCTTGGCGCGTTCCTTCATGCGATTAATTTGCGGTTGTATGCCCTCGCCCTCGAAGTCAAGGTTGCAGGGTGTCAAGAATGCAAACATTCTATTCTCGCTATCTCGGAATGCGTTATTGTTGGCTATCATCGTACCCGATACCTGCAATACATCAACCAGGATGTCGTTCACTCGCTCATGCTCGCTTGATACTCCGTCCGCTCTAAGGTTGGCGCGTGCCCAATCGTCCATAATGTATCGCATTCCTAATCTCTTGGCGGTCGCTGCCATCAGCTCGCGTTCCTTCTGTTTCAACTCTTCGTGTGTCATACGCTATTTGTTCTTCTTACTGTACTCTTGTTCGAGGCGCTTGCGGTACGCAGATACCTCGCTATCGTTCTTCATCACTTGGTACACTCTGCGCCATGATACCTTCAACACCTCGTCGTGGTCTTGAATACCCATACGCTGTGCGTACCAATCTATCATACCGAAGTCACCGAACTGTAACCGCTCCACTCCTGCCGCACGCTCTTCCGCGGTCGGTGTCTGATTGCATCGCGCAAACATATCGTTGATACGCGATACCTCTTCACATACCCACTTACTGAATCCGTACACCACGCGGATATCCTCGCGCATCACTTGCTTTATCGTCAGCCCTAAAAGCACTTGTGCCGGCACAAATAAAACGTCCTCATCCGTTTTTAGACGTTTCAAATCCAAATACTGCCCGAATGTGATTAAGTCAAGGCTCATCGGCACGAATGCTCGGCTTACCATTATAGGCTTTTCCGCGCTCGCCAGTGCTTGCTTAGACTCCTTGTCGATAATATCTTTCACATGTAAAAATCGTTCAACCTTCATATCTTTTGTCTGTTTATCGTTGCTTACCAAATGTAGTGCGTCTAACCGCCTTGCGTTGCTCTGCCAACCGATTGAGTGCTACGTATCGCACTGCATCCATCAAGTGATTCCACTTGTCTATTGGCACGTTGAGCTTAATGCCGCTTATCTTATCCTCTGCCCACATGTAATGCCGCGCCTCGGCTATTAGGTTGAGGCTATCCGCGGTGAAGTGCATCACGTATCGTTGCAGGATGTCGATACCGTTCTTGATTGAGTCCGCGCCCTTGTTTGCGCCCTCTATCTGTCGTATGCCTGCATTGTGTATCTCTACAATAGATTTCTGCTCTGCGCTATCGGCTATCGTTGGCATGATAGGGAGTCCGCGCAACTTATCCGCTATCATAATGTTCGTCAGTCCTCGCTCGTAGCACTGTTCCTTCATGTACAACTCACCACCCAACATATATACATCCACTATTGCCGTAGGGTCGTTCACAAATCCGAAGTCCAACCCTCTTGCTATCGGCTTAGCGTCCTCGGGTATCGCCTCTACAATATCCCAACGCTTATATATCAGTCCTTCTAACTTACCAGTAAGCCCCAGTCCGTACACTCGCCACCAATTCTCATCGTCCTTGTTCGCCTCAATGGCTTGTATTTGCTGCTGCTCTAAAAACGGATTGTCCTTATATGTTGAGTGGATAACCTTCGTATCTTTCCGCGCCTCTATGCCTTGCAGCTCAAACCAAAACTCTGCGTCAGGATTCCAGTCAAGAAAGATACTCATTCTCGTGCGCACTGATAGCTGTCTGTATATCTCGTAGTCAAGATGGTTGCACTCATTCATAAATAAGATGTCGCGGCTTGAACCCTTCATCTTGTGCCATTTGTCGGCACTAAAGAAGAGAATTGTGCCGCCCAGTGGAAAGCGATACTCCTTCTCTGTCTTGTTCTCCGTGTAATCGCGCCCCTCCTGCAGTCCTTCGGATGCAAGGATGTTCCGCAAGTCCTCCATTGCTCCTCTCTTCAAGGATGGAACGCTCTCGCCTACAACGTCTATTTTCAACACCGCACCCCGAACGCATAGCGCAACAAATAGGCACATAACGGAATAAGTTTTTCCGCTACGCGTGCCGCCCTTGTTGGCTATTACTCGTTTTCGCCTGCAAAGTGCCTCCATGCTCTCACTATATATCTTCGTTGCTTGTATCGCCATTCTTTATTCCGTCCTGCTCTCCCACGCTACGCCTAAACATGTCCAGTACCTTCTGCGTGTCATTCTCGGTCTTGTCGGTTGATATAAACGTTACATTCGTACCCTGCGGAGTAACCAATTCCGTTGTCTGTTTTTGTTTCCAGTGCTCGGGGTCGATGTTGTGCAGTATCTCGCGTATTGCCTCAATATTCGGCTCTACGTGCTTCTCGTCCACTATCATTTGTGCAAGTTGAGGCTGTCCGTTCTTGTCCAACTTGTATATCTTCCTCTTTCCTGCCTCAATGGTGTGTGCCTTCGCTAAATACGCAAGGCTCTTCTCTACTTCGCGCAACAAATTAGCACGGAATTGCTCTTGTCCCTCCTTGATTGCCTCGGTTATCTCGCTTTTCTTGCGCCAATCGTACCACGTATCTTCGGCTATCCCTAACGCATTGTACAACATCCTGGCTGTTGCTCCATTTCTCTGCTGGTAGCCGTATTTAGCAATCCATTGTTCCACCTCTATCGGGGTCTTGTCCTTATCGTACTTCATCTTATCCAACGTTTATGTAAGTAAATTCCTTCAAGCAACTGCTTGGTCTTGTTCTGCTCCTTCTTCACCTCGATTGAATTGCCAAACATCTTGCGCAGGAAAAGCGTGTCTTGTTTCTCTGTTTCCAACGTTCTGCGCCCTGACTGTCCGCCCTGCAATGTGAAGGTTGAGTCAGCCAGTTGTCGAAAATGAAACCGCTTGTCGATGAAGCAAAATCTATTGTAGTACGCATTCAAGCAATTAATCCAGTGACTCTCGCATGCCACCGTGCGTTTGTCGAAGTACAAGTGACCACCCTTGTTCAATCCCATGGCGCATCCGTTGATGTACCCGTTCATCATGAACGGCTTGAACTCGTTGTAATGCGCAGGCACCGGATCGTTGTTGAATCCATATAGAAACGCCCCGATTTCTTCTGCTTGCTCCTGCGTCCTATATATCAAATCTCTAACCTGGTCGGGATTGAGCTGTTGGCTATCGGTTGTGTACAATCGTTCGATAGACACAATATCATCATCCACGAAAAACACATCTCCGAATAAGTCGTATGCGTACTGTCGTATCTCTGAGAGTGAAGGAAGGCTATCGTGTGTAATTACTTCGAAGTTCAACGCATCCTTGTACTCTTGTTCCTCCTGCTTGTCCACCAATACCACCATATCCGTGATATTGGTCTTGAAAATCTTTGCTCGCTTGCGCGATGGGCACACAATCTTCATCCTATCACCTCCCTTAACTTAGAAACATCTATCACGTTACACCTTCTTTCTTTACCGTCACCGCAATTGCTCGCATGGTTCTCTTGCAGTCCGAACACATCGCGCACAAACCCTTCATCTATCTTGTTGTGAACGACTATCACAAAACATTCGTGCTTTTCGTTGAACTCGGGCACGATGGGCATCTTGCAATTCTCATCGGTCGTTTCTGCCATCTCGCTCATAAACTCATCATCAACGGAATGTTTCGCCTGCTCGTACACCTCACCATAAGCCGTGATACCCCAATCGCGTAAATCTGCATCATCCCATAGGTTTGCAAGCGCATCCATATCCCATTCGCCTGCCTCCTGGTTGTCCATAACGATGTACATATCGCGTTCAGCCTCCGAGAGTCCGTATGCCTCTTTGACTGTCACCTCTCGTTTTTCGAGAAAGTCTTTCCAAAATTCGATAACATCTCCCTTCTCTTCCTCTGTGCGTTTATTCCAACCATTAAGTTTTTCTAAACGGTTCAAAACATCTTCCTCTGCCAGTCCGCTAATGTACGCCAATGCTCGGTAACGCATGTTACCTGCCAATATCATGCCGTTTTCATCCACGGCTATCTGCATCAGCTTGTCAATACCCTTGGGAAATATCAAAAGGCTATTCACCAACACTTCAAACGCATCCTTCGTGATGGTTCTCGGATTATCTTGGTTAAGATGGATGTCCTGCATCCTGCATTTTCTTTCGCTCATATATGATTGCTTATTTGTGGCAAAAGTAATGAAATTACTTTGATTTAGCAAATAAAATGCGGTTTAAATGTCACATAGACGCAAAAAATGCCGCTATTCTCGCGAACAACGGCACTCAACATTTAATTATTTATGAATGAACCAAAAGAAATCTTCTTTAAAAGGTTGGGTGCATCACTGCTGCCAACCTCAGATGTCTAACCTAATAAATTTAAAATAGAATTGACAAAAAACATTCTATGCAAAGTTACGAATTATTTTCCTTTCCTGCAAGCAATTTAAAGCGAATTGCTAACTGCAACATATCAATCGTCCCCTTAGTAAGTAATCGGTCGGGTGTTGTTCGAAGTATCATCCATCCCATGACAGTACCCGAATTGTATTTTTCGATGTCACCGAGGAACCCCCGGGGTCTTGTATGCCGCCCCTCTGTCCACACGCCACCTTCTACTTCCAGTGCTACCTTGTATTCGGGTATCGCGTAATCGTACCGCCATTTGCGTATTGGATGAAAACGAAACTCCTTCACGCACTCAACATGTAGTGCAGCCTTTACCGCGGCTGTAAACATGTCGTACTTGCTCGCTGTGTTATTTGTTTTCTTCTTCGCCATTCCGCTTATTCAACATTTCTCTTAAATCTTCCATCATAACTCTGTGTAGATACTCAATCGCTCGCACCATTGTTTCGAACGGTTCTCCTTCCATGTGCATATATATATGGCTATCGCAGGAATCTTTGTAATTGAATCCGACACAAAACACGTTAGGGATGCAGTTATAATGCACGCCTAAATCTCTGCAATTGCATCGCAGGCTGCGTAGAACCTCCATTAATGCCGTAAAACTCCATGCAGGCGTGCAATCGTCGTTAAGTGCAAACCCGATGCATAAGTCCTGCAAATCGTCAGGCATATAACATCCTGCCCAATGCATATCGGATGTCCTTATCTCAATACCTATCTTTACCAACCTTCGGCTCTGTTCCAATGTTGTTGCTATCTGTCCCATTGTAGTCCTCCTCGTTTAATCCAAAATTATACGGTACATTATCGCAAATAAACATACCCATTAATCGTTGTTGTTCCTGCGCCTCTACTACCGCCTCGGCAAGTATGCGTACATACCACTCTTGCAAATCCTTATCCATTGTCTATGCCCTTCAATGTGATACCTGCAGGAAACGCAGTGTAGAATCCATCGAACACCTCATCACAATGCCCAATGCGTATCTCATCGCATATCGTACCATCCTCCAACTCAATGTACACTTCCTCTTCATCTGTTGAGGATAAAATGCTTATTAGTTCTAATCTGTTCATACGTCATTCGTTGGTGTCGCATCGCTTGCCCCTAAACATTATTTGTCTCATTTGTCACCTCCTTTTTACTTTTATGTGCGTTCAGAAATTGTTCCACATCAAAATCAATCTCCATGCCAATTTCCGAAAAGATTTCCTTCAACTTATTGGTTTCTCTAATTAAGTCACAAACAGCCTTATCGTACTTTGGCTGAAAAAGCTCTATGTTGTTGTAGTGCTCTTGCAGCAATGGCGCGTTCCTTATACATCTTCTTGCCGTACAAATCTTTTGACTGCATTCGTCAATTTCTTTAGCTACTAAATCGTTAAACTTTTCTATATCAATCATTTGTCACTATATCAATAATGATTTATTCGTTCAATATTCATTACTCTAATCATAAACTTGCGAGCTTCCTCTTCCGAGGCTTCACCACGGACTGAACCTTTACAAAAGTTTCCAAAGTCACTGGCTCGCTCTATCTTACCATCGCAAGTTTCACCAATCAATACTCCGTAGCCATCACCTCCAATATATCCGTCATGGATAAAACGTGACCACTACCATCGACAAGAAATGTTCCTGCCTTGTATTCGCTTTTTCTCATATCTTTAATCTTTAAATTTGTAATCTCGTTTTTTACACCAAATGAGAGCCTTTACGAGCAAACCGAACAAATCATTCTCGCCCATAAATGTTACTACTTCTTGTCCTCCTTCGCCTTTATCGAGTGGAAGATACAAAGTAAGCATATATCCTTTTACGTCAATTAGCTTGTATCGTATCGGCATATAGTCCAGTAACGCCATCAAACTCCATGCAGGACAATCGCTCTCGTAGCTGTGGTCAAAATATCCGTCACTCTTTAATCTTAGTGACACATCATAATCGCCACCTTCTTCCTTATACTGTTCCGCTTCTTCATACGAACATTGGTTGCCATCATCGGCTGTAAAAATGTAGCACATATCCGCAGTGTAACTCGGAATACCTGCATCAAGCAATCTCTTAGACTGTTCAATCGTTGTTGCTGTCTGTACCATAATCTTCCATTTATATTTCTTCATAATGTTCGCATCCGCCATCACGCAGTGTTTTCATCGCCCTGTAATCGTAATCTTGAAACACTCCTTCATTTCTCTCGCATAGATGTTTCTTGTTGTACAACTTACAACCCAAGGCGTTGCATTTGTTTGGTGTCGCAATAATGCTCATCGGCATATCCATATCGTAATTAGGAGAGTATTCGTCAAAGTCCAATTGTTCCGTTTCATCCGCGGCTTCGTAGTGTTTGCAGATATAACATAATGCACGGATTTGTGGGTTCCTCTTACAGTATGTATCTTCATGCCGCTTACATCTCCACTCGGTCATAAATAGCTGTCCGCAATGTTCGCATCTGTATGCTTTTACCTCTTTCATACGTTTAAAAATTTATCTCCATTATAGTTTTTATCTTGTACTCTTGCATTTCCACCCATTCGCGCAGGAAACATTCCAATTCTCTATGAAACCGCCAATCTGTCCGCGCCTCTTTGTCGAAGTCTTGCGCAAAGGAGAGTATATCGCTCTCGATTCTTGTTGCCAACTCCGCAAAGTCAAACTCTCGCGTTATCTGACCGATGTACACCTTGCGAAACCCCTCACCGCGCAAAACATCGTAAGGGATGTCGGCTCGGCATTCCTCGATGGTGCTGTATGTCACACCATCGAAGTTATCACCGAACACGCCCCACATATATTTTCCCTTATCCATACGCTCCTACTCCTCCTTGATTGTTAGCTCTTGTACCTTATCCACCGGCACGCATCGCGCCCCTGCTCCTGCATCGCACACAATCCAACGGACGGTGTACCATTCATTATCAATCTTCACCTTCATTGTCTTCGTGTATTATGATATTCTTTCGAATCACGTTCATTATCTCTTGCTCACTCGCATACAAATCGCCTTCCGTAAGTAGGTTGAAGTTAGCCACGGTGTAGTAAACATCATTCGTTATAGCGATTTTTCTTATTCTTCCTTTGTGTACTTCCGCGCCAAACCTGAAGTACACTACATCGCCTACATTAAATCTTGTTTTCATCTTTCTGTAAATTTATCAACTTCAACATATTGGAAAACATCGCCGAAGAGAAGAGTAAGCAAGACGTTCTCCTTATCGTCCTCTATCCGAACCTTCTTGCCATTGGTTGAATGCACAATATAAAACACTCCATACACATAGCCGTGAGAGTACCATCCGCTATTCGTAGCCTTTCTGAAAAGCAACCAACGACCATTTAGCTCCTCGCAGGTTTCTTCGCTCATTCTTGCTGTAATCCATACGGGAATTTTGTCATGGGAATACTTGTGTCTTCTAATGCGTCCTTCCACATATTCGTACATCGCCAGAAATCCTATCACGCCAAATATTCCTATGAATACAAAACCTGCAATGGCTAATAAAAACTCTATCATCTCCATAACTCATCGCTATTTATTTTTTCTACTAACTTATCTACGGCTGGCTGATCCTTTGATTTTATAACCGCAGCGTTACCGTCTTTATCTTCTATGGCAACATAAAACACACTGATATTGTGTCGCTTAAATAAGTCAGACATTTCTTTTACTATATTCATATCGCTTTCGTTTTTAAATAGTCTTGATAATACTTGTTTGCTCGCTCCACTGCCATTTGCTTTGTTTCTCCGTTCGGATGGCAATAGATGTTGAGCGTAGTTTCAACCTTTGAGTGTCCAAGCAATTCGCTCACGGTCTTTATATCCACACCATTGCAGATCAGCCTTGTTGCGAACGAATGGCGCAGTGCATGGAATGTGAGCCATCTCTCCGGAGGAAAATTCAAATCCTCGTACATCTTGCGCAGGTATCTACGCATCGTTACATTCTGCGCAGGCTTATCGCTTAGCGTACACACAAATGCGGTCTTGTCTTGACCAATGGAACACATTCCAATGCGCTTATTAACGAATGCAGGCATATATACAATTCTATCGCTGTTGATAGTCTTTGTTGTGCCTTCCTCTCGCACCCACCGCGTACTTAGTGTCTTGCCCTTTTCGTCCATGTCGCGAACCACATAGCTCTTAACTCCGCGGCATACATGTATCGAACGCTTTCCGTGGTCTATATCCCCGAATCGCAGCGCAAGCACCTCGCCCATACGCATCCCCGTTGTAGCGGATAGTAATATGCCGTTGTATTGCGGTTTCTTGTTTTGCAGGCAAAAGTCAAAAATGCGTTTCAGCTCATGCTCCGTAAATACTTCCAACGCCTTGCGTTTCTCCTTCTTCGGGTAATATATCACGAACTTCTTGCGCTGTGCGTTTGTCGCCAGTTCTAACCAGTTTAGGAACGTCTTAAATACGAGCACCATTCCCCTAACCGTTGATACTTTCATTCCTGCTTTTACTTTTTTCTGTACAAAAGTATCAATGTCAAAAGTGCCCAGCGTCTTGTAGCATTTTTCGCCAAACTCTTCCAGCAAGTGGTTGCTAAAATATCCGTCCATCAGGGATAATGTCGTAGGTTTAATGCGTTCTTTTTTAAACGCACGATACTCTACGAACGCCCTCTTAAAATTAGTGTTTATTGTTATTGGTCTCATAATCTTTTGCTTAAGTGGTAAGAGGTGAGGGGTGAGAGCTAAAATGCGGAAACCGGACGCACTCTGGTCTGATACGTGGCCTTAGTGTACCAGCCGTGCACATAGCCATAGGACAGGGAGACGTACCAAGCGTGCGAGCCACTGTTCTCGGTACTACTCCAATAGTAATCGTCCTTCAACTCATCTCCTCCACACCTTGTAAGCATACTATTCAATCTGTCTTTTACTTTACACATCAATACGAGCTGCCCCAAAGATGGAATGTATTCGCCATCCTTTAGCTTAATCTCCTCGTTTAAAGGTAGCGCAGCGGTATTACTCTTTCCATCATAATCAAAGATTGCGTCCACTTCTCGCTCGTAGTACTTGTTACCCTCTGTGTCTTCGCTACATAGCCCTATGGGATATTCTGTCGCATCATACAGGCTTACAACGAACTTGTGTTTTCCTTTTACAAGCAGAATGCCAACAACTTCTTTTGCCTCGTAGAATGATGTCGAGTAGCCTCTGTTGGAATAGAGATAGTACAACTTAATCTCGTCCTCATCGTAATCTTGATTTTGAGATAGAACCTCGCCTACAATACGCTTTGGCTCAACTTCATTGCCAACAACAAACTCATAGCATTCTTTTGCCAACGATACGTTGTATCCACACTTCTCTAACAATTGTTCTCTGTAATTTCTTTCTGTATTCATAATTCAAATATTAAAAGGTTTGACAATATGTGAGCGGTTTTCACCGCCCGTTGTGTTACTCATCGTAGTGTACATCTGCCGAAGTCCACGCCCTCCGTTCCATTCGCACGATTTCAAACAATCCTCACCATCCCCTTGGTTATTACTCTGTTACTTCTGTATCTCTTTGAATGCTGCCATCAACGCTACTGCTATGTTCTTGTATGTAGCTATCGTCCCACCGTTCTCGGTTCTCAACTCTATCGCATCGTCGGAAACAAATACATCTACACGTGCTTTAGTGCGCATGTTCTGCATAGGGACTTCAACACCGTTGAATGCCTCTCTGCTGTATACCACTGCGAACAAATCACCCTTAGCAATCATCCATGCATCTCCGTTATACATAGCGCAAACCTTACCTTCCGTAGCCTCGTTAATCATCATTTGTACTGCTACGTAAACTTCTTCTACTGTTACCTTTGTTGTCATATTCTTACAATTTTGTAAACCTTATCGGTTTGGTTAAACATCTTGTTTTTTAATTACGTTGTAAAGTTACTATTTTTCTTAGTATCCACCAAATTTTCCGCAAGAAAAATAGCATTTTCTTTGTAGAAAAGCGCATTTTTAACATTTGAGCCACCCAAAATATGTTATATAACATGTTTACCACTTCTTTTGTTCAAACACCAGGAATGCCTCAACCAACCTGCGATGTATCATGATGAGCCGCGCACTGGACTGCAAGTTGCTTGCCGTGACCCCTTGTTTCTCTACGGCTCGCACCTCATATGGATTGCGCTCCTGCTTTCTTTCCATGTACTTGCTATAAGCCGCCTGCTTGTCTTGTATGCTCGGCTCTTGCTCCTCTATCAGTCGGTTGCGTACCAACCAGTCATATACAAGAACATCCTCTCCACCGCGCGTAACCAGTTCGTGAGCTGCGCTCTTCCATCTCTCGTACACCTCGCGTACCAGTCCTCTTACTCTTGCATCCTCTTCGGCTGTGACGGTATGCCGCATGTCCTCTTCTCTTATCCTATCCTGCAATGCTTGGTAGTACTTCTGTTGTGCATCGCTACGCCTCTTCTTGTACGCATCCATCACGCGTGTAAAGAATGCAGGCTTGAACCTGCCGATGCATTCCTTCTTCGGTTCTCCTGATGTGTCCCTTGGTAAGTACGCATCCAGTTCCTGGGTGAGCAACATGCGAAACGCGTTGCGGACCTCTTCGTAAGTCAATCCTCCGTAGCTGCTCTGCAGTGCATCGAATATCGCGCGTTGTGTGCATTTCCATTCCTCATCTGTGCCAACCTTCGCGCCTACGATGTCGGCACACTCGCGGAATACCGTTGCCGCAAGCAATACTGCATTGTTGCCGTTTCCTACCTCGCGTATCGTCTTCGATGTGCCGATATACTGCATTACGCGCTTGTCGGCTCCATCTTCCATGCAGGATAAATCATACCTGCTATTACTGATTACTATCTGCTGTTCCATATCCTTATGCTATTATGTTTGATTACTTATTGCTATCTCCTACGCTGACCGCGCTCCATATCGCATCCGTTTCCTGGTCTGTCGTTTCTCCGAAACATCTTTTCTTGACCTCGCCAAACAGCGCATCCACTTGCCGCTTGCGCTCCTGCTGCGATACTGTTACGAGATGCCCCTTGCGTGCATCATCTCGGATAAAGTTACGGATGGTTGCCATCCATCCCCTCGCGGTGCGTTTCATATTCTTCGTGTCGCTCCAGTCGCTAACCACATGGTAGTAATATGCAAGGTCGGCACCGAGCTTTGACTCCTCGCTAAAATATGCCTGCATTGCCTGCACGTCTATAACTCCGTCCTTATCGAACCTTTTAGCGACTTCGCTATTACAGAATAGTGTTTTCCTTTCCTGCGCAATTACAACCGTTTCTTTTGGAAGGGGTGGGCAAAAAGATTCTTCTTTTTGACTATCACTATTTATAGTGATAGGTTTTTCTTTAATTATATTATTATTTATATATTTATTATTGGGTAAAGTTTCTTTACCCCTTTCTTGTTCGTTCTTTACCAGGGGTAAAGTTTCTTTACCGGTAGTAAAGTTTTGCGCTATGTCGGCATTATATAGATTAGCTACCTCGTTCGGAATGATTGCTTTGTACGCGCAGAATTTGACTCCGCACATTTCACGTTCTGTCTTTTCGATTAGATTCTTGTCGGCTAAACTCTTTAACGCCTTAATCACGGTCGGCTTACTTGTGCCGGTAGCACTCATCAGATATGCAGTGCCACCGTTATATTCACTTTCTCGGTCTTGCGAAAATCCGTGTATAAGTGCATAAATAAGCAAGTCTGTTCCGCTTAGATGCAGGATGTTTACCATCCATCCTTTGATAACGATATAATTGTCGTTCCCAAATTTTTTTGCTGCCATATTTTCTAAAAAGTAAGCCAAATCGGTTCAGCGTCGCACCTCGCATCCCCAACTTGGCTTTATGTAGTTTTACAACTCAACTTTCTTAAATTAACCCGAATCCCTTGGCGGTGCGAACGCCTCGTTCATCTTTGATGGTACAAAGTTACCACTTTATTCTGATACTGACAAACATTTGTCGCACAAATTTTCAAAAAAGTGTGCTATCCTCACGAACCGCACACGTATAACATGAGATTTTAATGATAAACTTGTATTATAAAAATAGTAATAAGTAGTCACACAAAACCAGCGATTCTCCCGAATGACTGGATAAAAGATTACTAAATACAATGAAAAAATTATGTGATTCCTTCTTAGAATGATGGATAGTTATATTCTTATTGAAAAACCGCATCTGTCCTCACGGATGGACGCGGAGAATGTTTAACCTTAACATAATACCATAAAAATCAATTAAAGTATGAAACCAAACATCTGTTCCTATATGCTATGTGAGTAAAAGGGCGCAGGCTGCGCTAAATAAGAGAGAGAAACTTATAAATCATACCATGATTATGACAAACATAATGTGCCTATGAAACACACGCTAGGTAAAGAAAACTGCCTACCTTAAAGATAAAAGTGCGCAGCCTGCTGCCCCCCCAACTCATCAAAAAATTCGAAATGTTCAAAGAACGCTCTGCAAAAGTATATCATTTTTTTCATTCCGCAAAACATTACTTCGTAAAATTCACTATCTATATATAATATATTCCGTCTATATACCGTCCACGCTGTTGCCTCGCTTATCCAATCGCCTCTGTATCATCTTCGCCAACTTTCGCATAACGCGCTTACGGTTCTTCTCAACTACGCTTGCCCCGGTGATGGATGCAGCACCCTCCGTTAAGAAACGCACTGCATCCTCCGCCATCTTATTACTTATCTGTATCATCGGCTACCTTATCTATTAGCTGTATCGGCTTGTATGCCTCGCGTATCTTACGCAGGCTCTCCGCACTCTCATTCGGGACTATCTGCACCACTGGGTAACGGCTCTTTTGCCCTGGTTTCTGTGACTTGGCAAACTGAACGCTCATGTCGAAGATGATACCCTTAACAAATCCACGCTGCTCCAGTACGCTATCGAATACATCGCGGATGTTCGGAATGGTGGACCGCTCACCCTTGGTCGTGAACTGCCATACGCCTGCAATGCCTCGCACCATGGGAACGAGGAAGGTAACCGAGAGTATTACGTCCCAACCATCCATGCCCTGCTTGGTGCGCTTGTTGCAGAACCTGCTTGCTACACTATCCATAAGGTTGGGATATTCCTCGATCGTGAGCTCGGTGTACTCCTTGCCGCTCCACACCATGAAGGTCTCGCCATCTCCATACGCACATAGTTCGCCTGCATCATTACGGTATTCGTAGCGCTCGGCGCACACACGGGATGCATCATCATCGACAAACACTATTTGTATCGTGTGCGGCTGCTCGCCATACACACCGCGAAACATTGCCTCGTACTTACCAGTTGGAATGAAGTAATCAACGCTCATCGGGTAGCCTTTCTCGGACTTCTTACCAATCTTTACCTTTCCAACGATAGGTAGCACCACTTGTTTCTGTGGTGCATCCCTACGGACTATTCTATTTCTCATCTTGTGCCTCCTTTCTTCTTGCAATTACAACATCGGAGAGTTTCAACTTGTTGATGTTCTCCGTTAGGTCGCGCTGCTCGTCAAGGTCTATATGGCCAACGAACTGCATCCATTCCTTATCCTCGCTATCATCTTCAATGGCTGCCAGTGCGAGGATGTACGGTATCTTCTTGAGGCTCTTGCTGTCGGTCTGCTCCTTCAATGTGTACGTGGGTGTCTTGCGCCAGTCCTTCGGTGCGAAGTTGAAAATGCGCTCCACTGGTAGGCTCTTGAAGTTTACATTCCACATCTCGCGGTACAATCCTAACTGAATTTCGTACTCTTCGTGGAATCCCTTCTTGCCGCTCTTGAAGTCCACAATCGCAATCGTGCGTGCATCGCTCTTCGGTGATTCCTTCATATCACATACAAGGTCTACCATGCCGGCATAACCGCCATCAGGATTAACCAGCGCTACCTCATCCGCTATCGGTCGTACATCGTAATCAATCATCCATTGTGCGAACGAGAGTACGTCTTTCTTTAGCTCGTCCTCGTAAGCAATAAATCCGCTCGGTAGGTCGTTGTCCTCAATGTACTTGCTTAGCTCCTTGCGCACATCATCCAACACGTAGGTACGTGAGATTATCAACTTCTCAAACTGTGCGTGCATGAATGTTCCGTATGCTGCTCGCTCCATCTTGATGCGTTCTGCCTCTTCATACCCAAGGTCTGCAATCCACTTGATTAAGTGTTCCGGGGTCGGCTGCGTTCTGCGCAGGATGGTCGTTACTGACGGATACCATTCAACCTTGCCTGCATCGGTCACGCGGTAGTAATACCGTCCTGCTCGGCTGTTCATCTGATACACCTTGTACGGTGCATCCATCATAGCACCTTCGCGCAAAAACGCTGCCTGCACCTCTGCGATGTCGATTCCTTGTGCTAACTCTACTTGCATGCCGCTTGCTTGCGGCTGTCCTTCGGGCGCTCCTGCGCTCATAAGCTCATCGAATAAGTTTCTTTCTTCCATTTCCTTTATAGGTTTGTGGGGCGGTCGTTGTGCCGCCCCTGGTTATTACTAATCAATCCAAACATTACAGATACCTACCTCGTAGGTTGTGGAGTCGTGGTTAAAATGTGTCGCAACCTTGGACACTGTATCAACCACCTGCATGTTGCTATCGTTGATGATTACAACCTCGCCCTTCTTGCGTGCGTCCAGTGCCTGTTTAATCTCGGGACGCTCTTCGTCTATACTCAATAAGCGCTCCTTGAAGTGGTCGTAGGACTCCCACGTTACATACTCATCCATCGTGAGCATGTCTTCGTATGGAACGCCGAACTCTACTCCGTTATACATGCGGTAGTAGAAGTCACTACCTGCCTTGCGTGCAAGCAAATATGCGTTGCCGTACTCATCGAAACCGAACTCCTTAGCCACTTCCTGCACCTCTTCCATGGTGCGGAAACCGATAACGGCTCTTACAAGTCCTCTTGGACTACTTACTGTGTTGTTGCATGTCATTACAACCTCGAGATGCGGGTACTTCTCTACTATCGCATTCAAAATCTCGTTGTACTCTGTTCTTGTCATATTCTTATCGTTTTTAGTAGGGGTGCTGTCACCACCCCTGGGGTTATTACTTATTACAATTCTTCCATTACTATCAGGTTACTACCGCTTACTACTTCGAAGTTGCCGCGGAGTGCATTCGCCTCGCTCTCTGTAGCTGCGTATGCTAATACCATTCTTGTTGCCTCGTCACGTACCGTAAAATTCTTTTCCATATTCTTATAATTTGTGAGGCTTGCGCCTCGGTTAAACATCCTTGTTTCTTAATTACGTTGTAAAGTTACAA